CATGCTTCATCTCGGCCTGGCACATTAGACCAATGTACTTTGAATGGATAAAAAGTATTATTTCCATTTTCAGCATCATTCCAGAACTTGTAAAACAAATTAAATCCGTTTGGAGTAGATACTATAATAACTTTCGTTTCTTTACCAGATGAAATCGTAGGATAAACTGAACGAATAAACTCGTTTGCAATATGTCTTTGAACATGGGCAAACTCATCTAAGAGAATACAAGAAAAAGAAAATCCACGAATTGCACTTGAAGATGTAGAAGAAGCAATAACCTTACTTCCATTTTCAAGTTCCATAGAACCTTTATTCCATTCTCTTAATCCTTGTTGTAAAAACTTTGGAAGATGTTGGTAGGATGTTTGAACTCGACTAAGAATTTCTCGAGCGGTGATGGCTTTATTCGCTAGAATACCTACAATTTTTTCTGAATTAAAAAGAATATAATGTAATAACCATCCAATAGTCGTTGTAGTCTTACCAACCTGTCTACCAGTTTTTACGATAACATTTCTATTTTCAGTTATAGCTTCAACTAATTCTCTTTGAAACTTGTACATCTTAAAAGGCACAAGTCCTTCATCAACGTGTACGATCTTGACATAGTTTTCCAAAAAGTAAACAACATCATCTTTACACTTAATGTATTCCGCTATTTCTTTTTTAGTAAAATTATGCGGTACGTTCAAACCTTTTAAAAGGTTATTACCTAAATAAGAATTATCATCTGCCATATTATTTTTTCTTTTGTTCTAACAACTCTTGCAGTTCTTTTGTACTTCCAATAAAAAGATTGTTTTCCGTTTTTACAGATTTATTATCTTTTACCTCAATCTCTTTTTTAGTTTTTTGTAACTGCAAAAGTTCTTTAGTTGTTGCTGTTAATGAATTTATTAATTGAGTTGCAACCTCAAATGCTCTAGGTGCTTCACCTTCCCTTGCAATCGTTAAGAGTTCTTCAAGTGCGGTGTTACCTTTTTCAATTAATGTTTGATATTGATCTCTTGAAAATTGATAATCACTTGTTAAGTCCGTAGTGTTAACATTTACGGTTGGTGATTTCTTTACAATTTCTTTAGGTTCTTCAACATCAATAATATCATCAGCAATATCTAAAACATCATTTAATTTTTGTATATTTTCTTTTTTCATAGTTTACTCAATAACCAAATAATACCAATTAAAAATACTATCCAACCTATGATAATTCCTTTAGTTCGTTTACTCATAGGTTTTAATTTTTCATTTTGTTTAGCAACTCTACTATAATGATCTTCGCAATTACCCCATCCCATAATTGCCTCCTATAGGTTACAAATCAGTTACCGTAGTAGTAAATCCAAAATCATCATCAGGATTAGCATCAACAGGATTAGGTTTAACATCAATGTTCAAATTCTTTTGTTCGGGTTCTGGTATTGTAGCTCCTACATTAACATCAACTTCTCTAATAATACCAACATTTGATGTAGGCCCATAAACAAATCCCATTACGGTAAATGTTAAAGTGTGAATTAATGCTCTTCGACTAATCAAATCACCTTCATATGTATCACTAGTAGTTATAGAATTCATAACAATAGGTATATCTCTTTTAATACCTAAAGCAGTCGATTCATTCATGGTAACATGAAATTCTGGACTAAAATAAGGCATTATTTGTTCTAATATCTGAGCGCCGTCATCACTATTCTTAACCATAACATTTAATTCAACGTCAAAGTTATAAGGAACAGGCGTATAAGATGTTAAAACTTTTGTATTATCCCCATCTATTGCATTTTTATATTTTTTTGTTTTTTGTAATTTTCTAAGTCCATCATATGTCATCGCTGTAATTTCAAATGACATTCTTGGTAAAGTCATAGCAATACTATATTCATTAGTTCCAATATTTCTTCCATCTAGTCTTGCTAAATACTTTTCTTTCGGCCCATAAGAAATTGGAACTTTAAATTGATTTTCTGCTATACCTTCTGATGATTTTCTTTTTATAGTAATATCATTAAATATTGTACCAAACAATATAACAATATTTCTAATATTTTGATTATAGAAATATTTTCCAAACATTATAAGTCTCCTTCAGCCCACGGATCAATTTCACTAAAGTCTAATATGTTATCACCTTCTGTTTCAAATACTTTATTATCTGAATGTGATAAGTTAGGACTATCTTGATCGTCTTGTGAACTTATAGTTCTTGTTGTCAAACTAATCACGCCAGTAATATTTTCTGAATTAACAAATGTTCCCACTTTATTAAATATACCTAATGTGTTTTGTGTAGCATTCCAACTAGCAACCTCAGCAGCTGCAGTAGAAGAATTTTCATCTACTCCCTGATAAATTTTCTCACCAAGCATAAAGGCTCCAGCACCAGCTGAAACTTTAAGAATTTCAGTTTGGGTAAAGTCTCTTTCAATCGCATCAAATACAGTACCCATTTGACCAGCAGGAACTTCAAATTTCTCATTACTATAAACAAATTTCTCACAAGTTAATTCAAAAACATGATTTTTCCCTAATGTATAAAATGGTTTTTCATGTTCAACAAATGAAATTTGAAATAAACTTTTACTTAATTCAAAATATAAAAGATCGCCCTCTCTAGGCGCACTCATTGTAGTTTCTTTTGTAAATCTATCTTTATGAACTGTAAGTATTAATTCGTCTTGAACATCTAAACCAAATTTTGTTAACTGATCTCCAGCACCACCAAAAGCATCTGTGCTATTAACATACATTTCTACTTGGTATGCAGTTGTAAACTTTGAAGCAGCATCTTCCCCTAAAATTTCATCCCGACCTACATTTTTTCTAGGAAGATAAACAACATCAATACCATTTAGTTGTATTACTTCTTTCATCACATCTCTAACTAAATCTTGTTGAGGTACGGATGAAAAGTTTTTAAAATATTGATTTGTAGCCATATCTTACCCCATATATCCATCAGCAGGAAGTTCATATTTAAGACTCATTTGTTCTTCTATCGCTCTTATTTCTTCTACCGCTTCATCATAAATTGTTTTACCATCAAGTGTTACTCCGCCTGGCAAAACCACACCTTGATATTTCTTTAAGTTTTCTCCCCATTGTCTTTTTATTAATGCGGTAGCGTATTGTTTTAAAAACATATCATTATATACTTGTGTCCAAACATCAGGATTAAGTATTTTATATGCTTCAATAATTAGTATATCCCCAACACTAAATTTTTCATTCCAATCCGTTTCTAAATAAACTCTATCTTGTTTTCTATTAAACAACAATGTTGGTGTAATTTGAAACAACTGTTCAATTTCTGCAAAGTTTCGTAAACTCATACTCCATTGAATTAAAGACGAACCACTAAAATTATTCAAATCATTTAATCGTAATTGATATTCTTCGTTAAAGAAACCACCAGAAAAAGAATCAAAACTAGGAATAGGTAATACTCTAACAACACTAATAACAGAATCATCTGTAGTGATATATTCATTAGTGATATCACCAGCAGTAATTGTATGTTTGGTAAAAACTTTTTCTACACCATCAAAATGATATTCTTGAAAGAATTGTAAAGCATCATCAACTCTTTCGTCTAGTTGATCGTCATCAATATTTATTTCAATGACGGGCTGACCTAATCTGCGTAAACAATAATCTATTAAACCCTGTCTTGAATTTACACTAGCCATAGTATTTCATTCCTTTATTTTTTTTCTGATTTAATACCGAAATCTTTTAATTGTGCTTCAATTCCAGCTTTATCTTCTAATGCTAATTGTAATTTTGCTTCTAACTGTACAACAATACCATGAAAGTCATTTAACTTTTGTTGTAAATTTTTAATAATTGTTTGTGCGTATCGTACCTGACCAGATAATTCAACAACCTTTTCGGGATCAGTCATATCTTCAAACTGTTTCTGCTCGGGTACTGCTGCTGTTTCATTCATTTCACTTACTCCTTAATATAAAATTATTATTTAGTTCTTTTGTTTTTTCTTCTAACTTCATCTGCTCTGGATATGCGTTCTTCGTCTGCATCAAGTCCATAACGTGTTCTTATCATGGTATCTAATTTTAAAATGTCTGTTTGCAATACTCTAATACGATCTATTAACTGTATTAAAATATCTGTTTGATACCCAATCTTGCCAGTCATAGAATCTTGTAACCATTTTACAATCTTCCAGAAACCCCACCCAACCAATAACAAACCAACAATCGGCATACCTAACTTTTCAATTAGGTCTGCGGTTTGGTCGAATTCCATTCTTCACCTACCTAGTTATATTTATACTGGAAAAAAAAGGGGATAAGGATTAATCCTCATCCCCTTTCAGTCAAACTCTGTACTCCGTTAAATTAAAACTAATCTTACCAAGTACCACCATCT